CGATGGTGTTTTTGGGAGCCTTCTTCGCCGCGGCCTTCTTCGCCGCGGTCGTGGTCTTCTTGGCCGTGGTCGTCTTCTTCGGCGGAGGCGTGCCGGCGATCTTGCCCGGCTTGCTGTCGTACGTCTTCACATATCCGCCGGTTGACGTAGTCTTGGAAGCCGTCGCCTTCTTCTTAGCAGTCGTCTTCGGGGCCGTGTACGGCTTGAAAACGGCAGGCGTCTTAACCCTTGCACCGGAAGGTTTCGGGGGCGCGGAGGTCTTAGCCATTTAGGTTACCAGTCCAAAATCTTTCAGCACGCCATGGGCAACTGAATTTAGACCCTGACGTGCGTTATTCGTGTTCAGCCATCTCGGGTCCTGCCGGAGCTGATTCTCAAACTCCCACAAGGCCATAGTTGATGACGTGCTTTTCCCTGAGCTGTCCGTCTGGACACGAGACAAGGCGCTCTTGATCGTCGGGTCATCCAGCTTGATATCAGTCGGATTGATTTCCAGAATTCGAGCCATCGACTGGACGTAGGGGTCCGCGATATCCCGCACGGTCATGCCGCCCTTGATCTGGTCGGCAAGCCCCGGATAGGCGGAGATCGCGAGTTTCTGAATGTGGCCCTTATAGTCCTCGACCGTACGCGACCCATTCAAGATGCCCTTGATCCAGCCGTGAAGCGTGTTGCGATCCAGGGTGATCCCCATCGAATACGCGTATTGTTCGAGCTGAACCCGCGCCTGCTCGGCCTCGCCGCCGTACGTGCCGTTCTTGGACTTTAGGTAAGAGGCGAGGTTGCGGCGGATCTGCGCATTCGTCCACCCGAAAGTGAACGCATCCTCCGCCATATCCCAATAGACCTGCCAATTGGCCTTGACGCCCATCTGGCCGGCCAGAGACATGATTTCCTGATAGATGGAGCGCACACGCTGACGCCACGTCTCAGGGTCCGTGTGCTTCAGCGCGAGCGCCCGGCGGGCGGTCTCCCCATACTTCTTATACCACGAAGTCTTTTTCAACTCCGCAACGAACTTGTCAGCCTTCCAAGCACCCTTGATCGCCTTCTGAAAAAGGTTCCAAAGAGACTTGTCCGACTTCAAAAGGGTGAGAGCCCACCCGTAATAGTCAGCCCACTCTTGCTGCGTCTTAGGCTTAGCCATCAGTAATCCAGTTGAACGCCCCAGGCGTTCTTGTCACGCGCCGTAAGCTTCCGAATCCGCACGTTCAACCCCGACCGCGGCGCTTCGATGATCATCCCGTCGCCGATATACAGCGCGATATGATCCGCGCCCTTCTGCCGCGGATTGTTCTCCCACGCCACCAGATCGCCCGGCCTCAACTGCGAAAGCGCGACCCTTTTCCCTCGCTCTGCCTGAGCCATCGAAACGCGCGGCATATCGATGCCCGCGCGGCGAAACGCCTGCCACAAAAGCCCGGAACAGTCGAAGCCGCTAGGACCGGTACCGCCCCAAACGTAAGGCTTCCCCAATTGCTCCCGGACGTATTGGATGACGCGCTCGCGCTTGGTCGAGATCTTGCCGTCCTCGTCGGTGGCGTCCGCTTCCTCGAAGAGGCGAGACATCTGGTACAGCTGCTCGACTCTGTCTAAGGGGTTGTCTTCCGGCGACATCACGCCCGGCGCGAGGACGCCGGAGCCGAGATCGACCGGGATGCCGGCCTCAATGCCGGGAACAACGTTCTCGGACAGCGCGTCGGAGGTCGAGTCGCCGATCTGCTCCGCTATGGGGATGGGGGTATCCGTGTCAAATGTGGGAGGCCAAGGCATTACACCGGAGCCGAAAGGGCACTAAAGAAAGCAGGCATAAAGTAAGCCAGCGCTTGATACTCTCGCGCCTCATCCTCATTGTGCTGAAGCGCCCAGTCCTGCGCGAATGCGCTGGGGTTGACGCCGCCCTTAGAGGTGCTGGAAGACGTAACGGACTCTCCGCTTGCGCTGGTCGTAGTGGTGGTAGTAGTAGATTTAGGGTTCTTGCGCTCATAGGAGTTGAGCGCCGCGAGGAATGCTTTCCTCTCCTTTTCTGTCGCCGCACGCCCTAGCCTTTCCGTCAGCACCTGATCGACCAAAGCCCGAGCCGTTTTGGGCTCGGTCAGATCGACCACGGTGGACGTGGAAGTTACGGTCCGCGGCGCGCTGCCCGCGCCGCCCCCAGAACCGCCCTGGGTCGCATACCTGTTGAGCAACTGCCACGGCGTGATCTTGATGCCCTTTTCGTACATCTTTGCCGATCGGACCACCAGCCCAGCCCAAATCCGTTCGATGTTTTCGAGATTAGGTCCGGGGTCCTTGAAATCGGCTTTGACCGCCAACTCGCGGAAACGTTCGACTTTCTTAGGCGACCAGTCATTCACCTGTGCAATGACGTCCCGAATCCCCGCCGTCTGCTCTATTTGCGGAGGGACGCTCCCAGTGCGCTGGGTGGGGTGTCCGCTCGTGGGCGCGATGCGTTGAGTCGGGTGGCCGGATGGCTTGCCGTACTTCCCCAAATACACGGTGCCGGCAGGCAGATTGCCGTAAAGATCGCCGATCGCTCCGCCGCCGCCCCCCAGCTTGGCCTGTTCCAGCGCCCGACTGGAGGCGTCGTCATCGCTGCTCCCGCCCGTGGGGGCTTCGCCTGCCGGCGTCGCCCTGGTCGTGGACGGTCCAGGCGCGGCCAGCGCGGTCGTGCTCGCCACAGGCGTCGCCGACGCCAGGTTGACCGCGGGAGACTTTTCGTAGGATTTGTAGTTTTCGACCAGGCTCGCCGGCAGGACGCCTACGGACCCTAAAGGCCCCTCGTAGACCTCGCCGCGCGCCCTCGCCGCGGCAGCGCTCTGGCCGATCTGCGTTTTCGGGTCCGCAGTCTCCGGGAACATGAGCGCCCACAGCTCTTCCCACCAAGACGCCATCAGAACTGCAACCTGTCATTAACGAGATAACGATTATAGAGATCGGAGAATCGTGTGTCGGACGCGGCCATGCGCTCCTTGTACGCCTCCCACGCGCGAGACAGCTCGGCGTTGTCACTCGCATCCAACGTGTGCGGGCGGTCTTGCGCCTTCAGCGACTTCAAAACGGAAACGAACTCGGCCCGCTTCTTCAAATACTCGTTCAGGACCCGAAGGTCTGTGCGTAGCTGGTTGTTGAGCAACCGTTCTTCCTGGACCAGCGCGGTGAAAAACTTGATCCGGTTAGGGATCTTCCGCAAATCGGTGTCGTAGAAGTCCCGGCCCCAATCCTCGTTCTCCTCCGCCAAGCCTTGCGCGATGAGGCCGCGGGCGCGAGACAGGATCTCGCCGTGCGTCTCCACGGTCATCCCCAGATCATGCGCCTTGGCCATCAGCAGATCGATTCGCTTGCGGTATTTGATCCAGCCGAGCCGGACCCGATTTTCCTCCAGCGCCTCCATCGGGGTCCGCCTTTCGCGGACCGTCAAGGACGAGCCGGGACCGAGCATCTGTTCAAACTGGGCCTGATACACTCGCGGATCGAATTCGCCGCGCAGCGCCTCAGGGCCGATGATCAGCGCGCCATACTCTGGATTGTCGGCGATCATGTCCTTGTATTCCTCAACGGCCTTAAAGGCCGTCTTGGTCGCCGTGACACCGATATTGTTCTTGCTCAGCGCGGTCGTAAAAATATATAGATCATCGCCGTAGCGCTCATAGAATCGTTCATCGGCCTCGTCGCCGTACACCTCACGCAACTGTCGATACTGATCGATGTACATCTGGTAAGGCGAGTTCAGGTCGGCCGTGAACGGCATGAAAAATCGCACGAACGAACGCAGACGGAACATTGATTTGGCGCGCTCGTCGATCTCCTTGGCGAAAGCCGCGGGCGACTTGGGCCGATCCCGCAAACCCTGCCGGATGCGCATCTCTTCCGTCTGGGCGATCCTCAACCACTCGACCGCATACGCGCCGTCGTCGATCCCCTGACCGATCTTCACCGCCTGCTTAAGCCAGGGCGGAAGCATCACGTCGTCAAGGTCTGTGCGACCGAAAGGAATCGCCCAGTCGTAGACTTTGTCCAACCCCCAGTCGCCGGTCGGGACGCGCTCTTCAATCTGGGACACGGCAAGCTGCATCCACGGCCCCGCGCCCGGAGCCCACCAGGGATCACCCTGAAGGATCAGATTCAGGGAGGACTTTGGAATGTCAAGTTCGCCCTTGTCCCCAATGCCGGGGAAAACAACCTTCAGCCATTCGGGGAACCGGCCGGACAGGCGGATCATCGTTTTGTCGTTCAGGTTCGAGTCGAATTCCTGCCACTGGCCGTTCACGTCCCTGACCATCATCTGGCCGTTGACCTTTTTGACCTGTCGGCCCTGCTTGTCAACCACCTGTACGCGCTCAACACGGTCGCCGAACTCGTTCTCGCTACTCCCCAAATACATCTGGTTCGGGGCTTCCCACACCTTGTGACCCTGATAGAGAAGGTGCGGCTTGTCGATCGCGAGACGACCCCACTTCCGAATAGAGTCCTCCCACGCGGAAAAGAATCCGGTGTAGAACCTCGCCAGATGCGCAATGTTGCTCTTCTCCGCCATATAGTAGAGAAGATTGTTCATCTGCCTCAGCGACTTTTCGCGCGCGACATGTTCAATAGCGCGAAGGTCATCACTTGTTATCGTTTCTCGCCCGCCACGATGCAACACTAGCTGGTCATAGCTACGCCTGATGTTGTGCCGGTACATCGTACTGAAAGCAGGATGCCGGATCAGACGGTCAGTCGGGATCTGACTAAGCCACTTGAAGCCATTCGAGATGATCGAATCAAGCCACTTCCGCGGCCCACCCTGATACAGATTCCAATCAATGGTCGGGCCATGAACGGACGGCCGTTCAAGTGGGTTCGGGAAATAGCTCTCCAGGGTCTTGGCGTCAAGCTTCCCCTCTTTGGCGAGGGTCCGAAGAATAAACGGGTCGCTGTGCCCGCGCAGCACCGGAAGATAATAATCTACGACTGCTTGCGCCTGCCCCGCCAAATCCTCAGGGTCATGATGCTTGCCGATCGCCTTATGCGTGGCCCGACCCTGAGGCGTCCTGCGAAGCCAGCGCTCAACCTCCGCAGCGGTTTTGCCCTCAAGGAATTGGCGAGCGAGCGCACTCTTTCCGATCTGGTTAACGGCGGCGTACGCCCACGATTCAAGGTGTGCGGGGTCCTGCGGATTCTTGACGTCCCACGCCGCCCACTCCTTCCGAAGCTGCTCGATCAGCTCATTCGTGGTGCGTGCGATGGCCTCATACGAGCCGCCGACATGCTTGGCGTAAACGTCACCGCGGCCGGCCAAAGCGGCCTGAAAGGTCCTGCCGTCATGCTCGAAACCCAAAAGGTCCTGCCGGCGCACCGTGCCAAGGTCGCGGCCCCATTTGTCGGTGATGCCCTGAAGGACATCGCGCAGCGCCGTGACATCCTGATTTCCCCACGTCTTGGACGCGACACGAGCCGCCGCCTTCTTGGACTGCATCACGGCTTTACGCCCCAACCACTTGGCGCGCTGCCCGGCGCCACCCTTGGTCAACGTCAAGTCGCCCGCGGCGGCATGCTTCAGCCAGCCCGTCACGCCGGGCCGGTAAAGATCCGACTTGGTGAAAGCGGCCTGGAAACCGGCGTTGATGCCGGCCATGACGGACATCGCGCCCATGCTCGCCATGAGACGGAGCGCATCGTCCGTCAGCGTGCGGATCGTATAGCCCAGACGCATTAGAACCGAAAAAGACCAAACCTGCTGAAGAGTGTCGAAGGTCCGGTCAAGAAAGTCAATCTTGGACTGCTTGATTTCGTCCGCCGCATTCAGCAAACCCTGGTTCGCGGCGAACGCCCGGTCATACTTCTTGATGTCCAGGAGGGGCATGCCATTGACGACCTGAGATTCAAACAGGATCGTCTCGACCGGGATGGCCTCACCATCGACCAGGCGCATGCCGTAAACGTTTTTCTTGTCCGACCCCTTCAGGCGGTCGATCATTTTGTTGCGCTCATCGATCGCCTTATCGGCGATCGCGTCCTGAGCTTCTTTGGAAAGACCGTACTTTTCGGCCGTCGCCCGGATGGCGTGCTTCTCGACCGCTTCGATGACTTCCCGCTTCGCTTCCGGCGTGAACGCCGCCATGTACTGGCGAAGATAGTCTGACTTTTGCGCCGGAGGGAAAGCCTTGATCGAGTGGAGGAACGCAGCGAAAGGCGCATGGCTGTCGCCGCGGTTGGGGTCGATATAGCTGGGAGGCCGCTTCTCGGTGAAGCTCCTGGCTACCGGAGCCATGAAATCCTTGATGACCCTGATCGGCGTGCCGAAAGGTTTCGGCAGGATCAGCGCCTCTTCGGCATGGGACTTGGATTCCCAGTCATACGCCAATGTGCGGTCCGCTTTTTTAAGGTCCTTGTTCGACCGGATGGCGTAGTCCTGCATGGACGCCCAGACGCCCCTCCCAGGGTCGTCGCCGCCGCGGCCGACAGCCGCGGTCAGAAGCTCAAGCTCTTTCTCGCTTTTGCGCCTGATCTCGTCCTGCAGCTGCGCAAACCACCGATGCGTCTCCATCTGGAAAGGCTTGATGCGTGCCGACGAAGTCTCGCCGAAGCCCTTTCTCAGGGCTTCGAGGGTCTGGTCATGCATCTCCCAGGAAGACGCCTCTTTCCACTGGCTCTCCGGTGGGAGGCTAGGAATGGTCAGCGCCTCTTCGCGCTGACGCTTCGCGGCGTCGCCTCGCAGCCACGGCATCAGCTCTTTGGCCGTCTGCGGATTGATCGGGCCAAGCTGAGAATAGGGGCCGGCATCCACGGAGATGCCGCCCCGGCCGGTCAGCTTGCCGCCGGTCTTGGGGTTGACGAGATAGCGGCCGGCTTTCGTCTTCGGAAGGTTGCCGGAGACGTTCGGATATTCGTATGCGGTGCCGGGCGGCCCCATCAGGCCGGCCGGCGGAAGGTCTTCGGGGCGCTCCCACGTGCCGTCTTTGGGCTTTCCGCTCTTGCCGCCCTTGCCTTCCTGCCCAATCGGGAAAGCGCCGATGTCGAAAAGCGGAAGCTGCTCGGGCTCGACCGGCTTAGGCTTCCCGTCCGGCGGGGGCAGCTTAGGCATATACGTCTTGTATTCGCCGGACTTGACCAGCTCCCATTCAAGGGAAGGATTATACAGATTGTCCGCGCGGGCGAGACGCTGTGCCAAATCATCGCGGCGCTGGGCTAACTTCGCCTTGGCCGCATCCGATCCGTACGCGAGCGCGATGATCAGCCTGGAAGTACCCTCGTCCGCTTCCTGCAAGAGACCTGCCAAAACAGACGGATAGGCGCTTCTCTGGACGGCGGGATGATTCGCGATCTCACGCCCGGATTTGCCTTCCTTCCAGCGCAGAAACTCGGTGACAGCCTCGCTGTCGGCGAGTTCATCGAAGTTCTCACGGCCAGGCGTGAGCCCCACCTTAGAGCCGGCCCGAGCGACCGCCTTCTCAAAAAGGCTGTCACCCTCACGGTAGCCGACGTTGATGCCCTGCCGCGCGGTCTTGACCGTGCTGTACGTCTTCCCGAGGATGTTGGTCGGATCGTATTTCCAGGAAACGATCGCATCCAGGGTGCCCGTGACCGCGTTGAAGAGAATCGACTCTTTGGCCTCTTCGATTTTCTTTTCTTCGGCGATGATGTCATTGGTCGTGAACATCGCCCAAACCGACTGACCGAAAGACCTGGTGTTGGCCATTTCGCGGGCGACCGCCCATGTCTCGCCGATGCTGCCGAGTGCTTCCCACGAATTGGACGCGCCAACGCGCTGCTGCCACGTCGGAGAATCCAGAAGGCTAGCTGTGGTAACCGCGGCACTCGCCGGCTCGGCAACCACGTTTTCATATAGAGCGTCAAGACCGCCGAAGACACCGCCAAGGGTCTGGCCTATGGCACTCGTGCTGCCGGTGAATACCCGCCCGAGGCGATCCGTCAAATCGGTGAAAGAATCCTCGTCGTCGTCGAAGATGCTCGTGGCGATATCCCAGGCGGCACCGTGCGCGTCTTTCAAGGCATTCAATGCGTAGGTGAAGCGGTCAAGCCAAGAGCTCACGAGGAAGCCTTCAATCGGCGGACCAAAGCCTTCAGGGAGGCGGAGCCTTCAGGTCGATTGGCCAGAAATTCCAAAACCGGCAGATAGCGTGCGAGTGCATCGGTGTCCGCTTTTCTGCGGATGGCGTCCTCGTCCACCAGGCCGAGAGCTGCGGAGCCGGGGCCGGCCCCCATGTCGATGCCGGCGGTGATCGGCTGGTCTGGCATGGTGGAGGGCGACCCGAAGGGGGTCACCTCCACTGGAGAGGTGCCCGCGGGACCGCCGGCTACGGCCGGGCCGGCATCAGGTCCGGCCATCGGCGCGCCTGACTGGGCCATCTGGAATGCGGCCTGCTCTCCGTAGGCTGCGTCAGGCAGACGCATCGCGGGCTGTGCGGTGTCGGTACGGGCGCTGAGAGCGCCTGGCCCCGATACCGGGGCGGGGTTGGTCGGCTTACGGTAGCCGCCGTGGCCATTTGCCATGATTTGTGCAATGCAAAAAGCCCATCCGGCTCGGATGGGCTTTTTGGCTTTTTTAGGTTTTGATCTGAGTGGCAGTTTAGACCCTCACCAGCCCTAAGGCTGGTGCATCCCCGCATGAGCGGGGAGCATGCTAGCGAACCTGCCTACGATGGTCCATCCCCGCAGAAGCGGGGCCAACTGCCACACTACGCGGTATCTGACTTACCGCAGATCTCTTGCTGTTGCGACCCCTCAAAGGGTCTATAAGTAGCGGCAGCGCAGCAGCGCTGCCTTGGAGGCGCAGCAGCGCACGGACCTAGCAGGTAGCAAGGCTGCATCGGCTACCCGTTACCTCGCCGGGAACACCCTTTGAAGCCTTCCGCGCCTCCCCCCGCCCTCCGGGGCGGTGAAATCAGGTTAGCACTTGGCGCACCTACGCGCAACACCTCTGGTGTCGCCGCCCGTACCGCTGCCAGGACTGGTCTCGGACACGTTGGCGAAACGCTGACTGCCGCTGGTGCGGACATCCGTCCGCGGCATCCCGTAGGTCCTCATGGGAGCCTCATACGGCGTGGTCATGCCACCTTTTCCCACTTTGGACATATTGACTCGATTATGCATTTCTATCCTACTTTAGGCCGGTATCTGACGTTTGACCGAAGCGCCCATGTTCGGGCTGCCGCCCGCATTGAGGCCGGCGAGAAGACTCATGATGTCCGGCGCTCCGCCCGGCCCCATCTGTGCCTGCCCCGGCGCGACGCCGGGAGGAAGACCCCCGCCCATGCCGGGAGGAGACCCAGGAGCACCCATCGGCTCAGAACCGGGCGGCGCGGGCGGGGGTTCAGGCGGGGCAAAGGCGGACTCGATCACATCTTCAAGAGCCTTCCCCTTTTGCACGCCCTTGACGATTTGAGCCATTCGGCTCACCGCCTCGGACGGGTCCATGCCGGATTGCGCCATCACGGGAATTGACTGCGCATAGCCGGCCAGGCTTTGAATAAGACTGTCCCGCAGATCCTCAACTGCGATTCTCTGCTCTTCCTGCGTGACATTCACGGAGAATGGGAATTGCCGCCTGGCGAGGTCTTTGGAAATAAGCCTGGCACCAAGCATCTGCAAGATGAAGACAAGGCTGCGATTGGCGTCCAGGCCGACCGCGAAACCGTAACTACAGTCACACGAGTAGTCGCCCTGGATGTCGCGCGAAGGCTTCCATTTGATCTCGTACGGAACGCCGTCCTGATTGCCGCGGATCGACCTTTCGTCATCCGGCCAGTAATGCTCATCCATACGAAGACTGAGCATCATCGCCTTGGTGAAAGAATCCCGGAAAACGTCCTGAGCGGCCCTTATCTGGGAATCAAATCCACCCTCTAAAGCGCGTACGCCTTGCCCAGTGATGATGCTCGCATCGACGTTTCCGGTACGCGTGCCCGGATATCGGGCACCCACCCTCATCTCTTGATCAAGCAGTTGGCTTTCCGCGAAAGCCGCCTGAGGAATTTCCGTCCCGACTCGGCGGATTTTCTCCGGCGAAGCGCTCCGCAGCAGTGCGAGCGCACCGAGCGCCACTTCCTGTACGTCATACGGGACGGCTAGCGGCGCTTCCGACGCCTGTTCTGCCGCGGCCATCGCCATGTTTGCGAAGCGATTTCTCGCGACCTGCGTCCACAATACGTCGTCGAACTGCCCGCGGCCTTCCACGAGGCCGGGCCGGCGAGCGACCACGACGGTGCATTCGCCCATCGGTTCAGGCGCGAACGCAAGGACAAGATTGTGCCGCTCCGGAAGGAAAAGGCAAACGCACTTGTCGTCGCGATACATCACCATCTCAATCGGCGACTGAGAGTTGGCCTCCGCGTTCGGGCCGGGGATCGCGTGGGCGTACTCCGGAAACTCGGCGCACAGCTCGGCGATCTTCTTTTTGTAGACCTTGGTGAAACTGATGCAGTTGCCCCAACGGTCAAACTCGGGGTAAGTGTTGCGCGGATCGATGATCAGCCAGCGAGGACATTTCGCCTTGAAATCCGGCTCAATCAGGATCGGCATCCGACCGTACGAGGCGTAGTAGTCGGCACCGGTATACATCTGGCGCTGAAGCTGCGAATGCTCAATATACCAGTGCATCCCCTTGGCTTTTTTGTCCGCCCGCGAGCGGGCGGCGTCAGAAACCATATTGGTCGCTGACGCGTTAAACGCCGGAAGGGGAGCAAGGCTCTCCGCCACGTCCCGTGCCGCGATATCGACAAAGTTCGCGATGATCGGTTTCGGAAAGTCCTCGTTGAACATTTCCGGGAAAACCTGATCGATATCGCCGTTGCGTACCGCGTGAACGTCGGAGTCTGCCTGGTCTCGGGCTGTGGCGCTTGCGCGCAGATCGCGGACTTTCGCGAATATACGTGCGAGATTATGCACTCAAGGTCGTGTCTTCCTGGCGCAGCCAGTCATCAATCCTGATGACCGCCTGGCCCTTCCGCCGATAGCGGGGAACATACTTGCTGCTTGCGAAAGAGTCGGCTCGCAGCGTTGCGGCCGACACCACTTCGCGGGCTTTTATCTCGGCCATCCACAACGCCATCGGCAGATCTTGAATAAGGTCCTTGGCCTTGGCTCCCGGACGCCATGTGATGAGCTGTTCGACGAGCGCCTTGACGCCCTCCGAATTGTGGGCGCTGGGCAGCTCTATCATTTGCTCCGTGAAAAGCGGAGCGAGCGAAGCGACACCGAAGTCGGGGTCTAGCTTGTTCGACCCCGTGTAGTGTTCCAGCATCGCCACGCCACGATTCGCCAGGAATTGGCGAATCTGCTCATCCCTGGTGAGGTAGAGCTGAAAAGCGTTCTTCTCGATCACCCAACTCGACGGCTCGTATTTTTCCGTCCAAGTGTGGATGACATCCCTGATGGCCTGCGGCGATGGGGAGCGCATTCGATGCGCGTCCAAAACCCAGCGCTTCAGCGTCCGCGGATCGACCGCGTAGGCGATAGAGGCAGTCTCCCCGCTCATCGCGGGGTCCATGGAGCAGATGACATGCAAGCCCTGCATGCCCTCGGGCCGGCCGTGATGCTTGTTTCCGCCCTGCAAAGGACCGACGGTCCTTTGCCCGTTAATGCATGCGCGGACCGCGCGAGGATCGAATATGGCGTCAGAACTTACGTCCTGCTGCTGGTAGACCATCGACCAGACTTTGGCCTCCAGGATGTTTCTCCGGCGCTGAAGACGCAGCCCATCCCACCGCGGGTAGAGCCCCTTCTCGTCCGGCAGGTCCTTGGAGCCCGGCCACGGCCGGTCTGATTTAGGCCAGAGCGTCACCCATTTGGACACATCGTCGTGCGGCTCCAAAACCGCCGGCATGCCCAAGTATGTCCAAGGGCTCTTGCCCTCTTCGAAGTTGTCCGGGTTTCTCAGTTCACGGTACAAATCGACCGTGTCAACGCGGGTGCCGACAACGACCAGTTTCCCGGAGTCGCCGAGACGCGACACCACTTCCTGTTCGATCCAGCGTCGCTGAGACTCGTACTGATTGGCGTTGCTCAAAAGCACCGCGTCATCGACGAAGATGTGCGTGCTGCGATTGCCGTAGATCTGGCCGCCGATACCGAGGCTCTGGCAGCTCGGGTCCTTCTCCTCCGGGTTCCTCACATCCGAAGAAAGATAAATCCTGGTCTGCTGCCAAATCGCGTCGCCCGACTTGAATCCGTCCGGCGGCCCGAAGTCCCGTTGCAGGTCCGCATATTGCGGATGCGTGAGTCTCTGCTTGATGGCCCAGAGCATGTCCGTCGCGAGCTGCTGCGTTTTGGAGACGATCACGATCCGGTTCTGCGGATTCGTGCACAGCAAATACGTCACATAATCGACGCTGACCGTGACCGTTTTCGCGTGGTCGGGCGGAATGTTGATCAGGACGAATTGGGGATCGCCCCGCTCGTACTTCATCGCGTCGTGCAGCCAGCTCGGCCGCCGGCCCTCGATCACGTCAATCATGTTCTGTTGATGCGGGAACGTCCGCGAATGCAGATACTTACGCCGGAAGTCCGAGAACGAGATGTCTCTGGGGTTTTGGGCGTTTCCTGCCGCTACGTCCGCTCTGGCCTGTTCGAACTGCTCTTTGAAGGACGGATCGGATGAAAGCCACTTTTCGTATGATCGGGGACTTCTCTTGACATAGTCCATCGCGTACGCGAGGGATCTGCCCTGTTTGAGCAGGTCAAGTACGGTCCGCTTGGCTTCGGATATTCCCGGACGGTTTGCGGCTTGATTTCTAGGCAAGATCAGTCGTAGAGTTACTCACGTCGGACCGGCCCGCAGGGGCCGGCGAGACGAGCGCCACGTCTATCGGCGCTCCCCTTTTGAGGGGTCCCAGGGGATACGTCTGTCGGCGCAGGTCATCCCCTGGGACCCGGCCCGAACTTGACAACTCAATAAGGCTCCCAGTCGGCATAGGTGACTGCGTTCCCCCTGTTCGAATTCACCGTAAACCCGCTGCTCCGAGCGCGGCTGCCGACTGGGGTTTAACCCCCCGGTCAAATCCAGTTGTCCAGTCCACACGCGACGCCTACGCCAGCGCGGGATTTGACCGGGGACCGTCATCCGGCCGGCTCATCGCCGGCGCTCTGCGTCCTGTCCACAAGGGGTTCAACACCGCGAGCGCCGGTGCCCTCGGCCCGGCCGGAGCCGACGCCGCCAGGCGGGCATGATCGACCGCGTAAAAGATCAGGGCAACGGCTCCGCCCCTCGCCCGCCTGGCGGCTCCGAGAAAGGAGACATATGTCATAGGGATCGAGTCACGGACAAGAGGTTCGAAGGCGACTTCTTGGCTGTCTTGCAAGGGGACTGCACAAAAAGGCCCGTGCCATTTCGGGGGCACGGGCCTTTTTGCTTTGCCTTCAGCCGGGGACGATCATCCCCGCGTAGCCTCAACATACGCCATGAATCGCCACCACATCGCGAGCTCCCGGAGCGCGCCATGGGCGTAGCCCGGCGACCACTTCATCTCGGCGCATGCGTCGTCAACATCGCCCGGTGTGATCTCCGGATTCAAGATCCACTCCCGTACCTCATGCGGCCTCATCGTGCGCAGCCGCGCCGCCAGCTCGGGAGTCATGCCGCGCCTGGCCTCTCAGGGCCGCCCGGAGCCTTCCCCGCCCTCTCTTCGGCTCGCCACTGGTCATCTATGAGAGCCTGGATCGCGAGCAGGGCGCGCAGTTCGGACTCTCGCCAAGCCGCGACGTACGGCTTCGCCCCCAGCCTCAGCGCGACCGCGGGCAGGGTGCCGTCAATGCGCTGCGCGTAGTGCCATCCGTTGTCACCCATCCATACCTTCCAGCCCTCCGGGCTGTCCAGTGGGATCGCCATCCTCCACCTCCTGTCACGGAGGTAACAGAATATTTGCCCTGTCCTATGCTGTCCAGGGCTCTGCCTGGAGCGGATGGGACCGGACGGGCTGTCTACGGTCGAACCATGCCGACTGAGATCGACTGGGACCCGCGCCGGTACAAATGGGAGCAACTGGCCGAACACATCGCGGACCGGATCAAATCCGGCTATTACGGGCCGGATTTCAAGCTCTCCGAACATGATCTGATCGCCGAATACGGAGTCGCCCGCGCGACCGTGCGGCATGCCCTCCAGGCCTTGCGAAAGCAAGGGCTCATCGTGACCGTGCCGGCCAAAGGCTCTTTTCCGATCAGGCAACCGCCGCGGAGCGGGGATGTGCTAGAGTGAACTTGCCTTCGGGGAAAAGGGTCGGCGCTTCTCGGCGCCGGCCCTTTACTTTTTGCGTGTGATCCAGGTCACATCGCCCTATGCATCTCTCGTGCGGCTCGCCCCGAAGCGAGCCTGTCACCGGAAGAAAGGTAAGGGGGGGTGTCGATGTGCAGCCCGGCCCCGAAAGCCGGGCTTTGCTTTATGCATCCGGCCACAAAGACGGATTTGGGCATAGCTCACCCGTCCTCATTGATCATGCGAAGCATGAGCAACGACGAGCCCTAGGGGGCTCGTGCTCCATCCATCCAGGATGGAGCAAGCGCCCCGAAGGGGCGCACCGTCGCCGTCGCAACGGCGACACGCCCTCACTCTGTGAGGGCTATATAAAAAGGTCTCTACTATATATCTGTCCTCTGGACGGACCCCTCCATGAGCGAAATGTGTTA